TTTGCGAGCGAGAGTTGTCCTTGAAGCTCACTCATTCGTAAACCTCCTCAAAGGTCGCGGACAGGCTGTCAACGCCGAGAGCGACGTTGGTTCGAGTCCACTCTCGGCAAACAAAAACCCCGATCGCTTGACCGGGGTGCGTGTAGTTGAAGGCGTCGATGGCACCTCTTGCGCCCAGGAAGGCGTCGATGACATCAATTTCCCCCTTGGCCCGCTTGAACATCAGCGAGTACTTGCGCGGCTGCCGGTTGATCCCGGTTCCCTGCCGCTGCTCGTACCCATCGCCGAACCTGATTGGCTTTACCGTTGGGGTAACCGTCTTGGAGGCGTCATACGTCGCCCGCCATGTGAATGCCAGCATGATTCCTCCTTAGGTGAGTTGCCCGCCGTTACGGCGCTGCCGCGCGATTTCCTGCTGTGCGACAACCTTCATCGCCTCAGCCAATTTCGCCGGATCTGGGATTGTGCTCGCGCCGTTATCAGCTGCGTCGATGTAGAAGGTCATGGTGATCGGTGTTGCGCTGCTTCCGCCGCGGATACCAAGGCGCCCTTGCGAGTCACGAGCCAGCGGAACAATTGCCTCTTCGCCAGCCTCGCCCATCACCCCGGTTTTACCGTTGGCCATACCGAATGCCGTTGGCTTGCTGACAATACTGTTGGTGAAGGCGGCGCCATCGGCAAACATCTGCACGCCGCCGGACCAGGCCCCACCATTCGCCTGAAAGTAGGTTGACGAGTAACCGGCTTGTGATGCTCCAAGGTTCGACGAAGTAGCACCGGCAGAGCCGGAGGCAAGACCATTGCCGCCACCACCGAAATAGGCACCAGCCACATTGGCAGCCAGGCCGAACAGACCACTCAGCGCCGAGGAGCTCGCCTGCCGCATTGCAATCTTTGCCATATCAGCGAGCACGGACTTGGCGAAGTCGGAAAACGACAGCTTGCCTGTCATGGAGAACTGCGTAATAGCATCTTCCATGGAGCTGAACGCGCTGGTGAACAGACTTTTCGTCTGCCCGGCCACGTCGCGCGTCGACTCGAGGTAGTTCTCCCATGCCGAAGATGCGCCAGCACTCCAACTACCTTGCGCATCGGTCATGTCGTCATAGTTGGCGACTACCGTGTTGCGCAGGTCCTGCTGGCTCTGCGAGACGGCTTTCAGTTTGGCGTTGTACTCGTCGAGGCTCATGCCGCGCGAACCGTCGCCATACTGGTTGGCCAAGTCGATGCGCTGGGCGTTCGCCTTGTCGTCGATGCCGTTCTGCTGCTCCGTCAACGATCGCTGACGATCGCCCTGCCCAAGGCCAGAGGCCGCACGTAATCCCTGCTGTCGAAGTGTCTCGACCTGTTGCTGGAGAGCGCTGGTGTACGTGTTGACCGCCAGCGTCTGCTTACGCAGGCGACCTTCTTCGTTGGTGGCGATGATCGACAGTTCGCTGTCGCTATCCTGCTGTGCCTTGACCATGGCGCTGCGGGCATCGGCGATCTTCTGATCTATCTGGATGACTTGTGCCGCGGTCGCGCCCTTCTTGGTCTTGGACGCTTCGAGCGCATCGATCTCCGACTGGTAGCCCTGGGCAACTTCTTCAGCTTGCTGCTGCAACAGACTGACGCGCTGCTCGGTATAACTGGCCTGAGAGATCACCCCTGCCCGCTGCGATGCTTCGAGCTCCTTGTCCGCGTTTTTGTAGTAGGCCAGGGTTTCGGCCAATACATTCTTCGCGTTGTTGAAGCTGGTTAGATCGACGCTGCCGGCGGCAGCCTTCGGATCCTTGAATTTGTCGTTGAGGTTCGCCATGTTCTTGGCGACCGCGGCAGGATCGAGTCTGGAGTCGTTCGGGTTGACCTTCCGAATATCATCCAGGCTTTTCTTGTAGTCCTTGATCGCCTCGGCGCGCTTCTGTTCGTTGGTCAGCGAGGATTTGGTGATCGCGTCGACTTTCGACATTGCGACAACTGCGCTTTGCTGCGCCTTTGCCTGCTCACCTTCGTACTTGGCAATGTCTGCTTCGGCGGCTTTCTGGTCCTCCAGCATGTTTAGCCGGTTACGGTAGAGGTCGATCATCTCCTGCTTGTTTTGAAACAGGCCAACATCGCCCGACTCTGCTCGAGCGAGATCACGCTGGGCCTGCTCAATATCGGAGCCGATGTTGCTGCGACCGATGTTTTTCAGGTTGTCAGCCGCGCGAGCGACAGCGTTGTAACCCTTCTCCCAGAAGCTCAGGTTTTCGAGGATTCTCGGCGTGCGCTCGTTGATGGCGTCCGCGTATTGCTCGGTCGCCAGCTTGACAGCACCTGCGTGGTCGCCCTGCTCTTCCAAGGCGGCGATCTGCGAATAAACCGAAGCAGTTAGATAGTGATATTGCTCATTCAGCGCGGCAGACGCTTTTACTGGCTCGTCTGCCAGCTTGGAAAACTCGGCAACAGTCTCGCTGACGGCTTTGCCGGTAGCCTCCTGCATAGAGACTGCGGCCTTGGTGATGTCGCCAAAACTTTCGCCAGCTATCTTTCCATTGCCAGCCAGCAATGCGAGCACTTCTGCCGCTTGACCGGTTGTGCCGACAGTCGCACTGACTTGGCGGGCAAGCTCGCCCATTTGGCCTGCACTGACACCAGCGAAATTCCCGGTCAGTACCAGTGATTTGTTGTAAGCGTCCTGCTCTTCGCTGCCCTTGTAATAGGCAACAGCCAGAGCGCCGACGGCGGCAGTGGCCAATGCAATCGGCGCAAGAATGGCAAGCAAGCCAGCAGCTGAAGCGCCAGCACCTGCACCCAGCTGAGCGACGGCACGAACACCGCTACCCCAGTCGCCGGACGACAAAGCGTTGCCGAGCTGTACGACGTTTTCCTGCGCCTGGCGGGTACCGAGTTTCAGTTTGTCGAACCCGGTCGCAGTTTTTTCGAGCTTCGAGTAATCCTTGTCGATTTTACTCAGCGACGAGTTGTATTGGTCCTGACTGATGCGACCAGCATCGAGGTGCTTACCCAGCTGCTCAACCTGAGTGTCCAGTTTGGACATTGCCGCCTTGGCCGGATCGATTGCGCCGAGCAGGCTGTTCAGGGCCTTCTGCTCATCCAGTGTCGACTTGGCCAGGGCCACCTGCTGCTTATCGAGCTGTGCGGTGATCTTGGTGAACTCGGCCTCGCCATAAGCGCCGGTCTTGGTGAGTTTCGCCAGACTCTCACGCTGCTTAGCCAGTTCCTGCGTGGTGGTCGCGCCTTTCGACAGCGACTTCTCCAGCGCTTCCATCTCTTTCATCAGGCCGACGGCGGACTGCTCGGCACGATCACCAGCCTTGGTCAGCTTGTCGAGATCGGTCGCAGCGCTGGCGGCATCAGCCGAATCGACCTTGATGCCGAGTTCTGCAATGTTCATCGACTCACCTTGAATAAGTGCCCGTCTTCACGGGCTGTTGTCGCGGGCTTCGGCCATGACTGCGATGGCTTCCGATTCCATTACGCGGATGTCCTGAAATACACCTGGGCGATCCTTCACCGGCACACCGACGAGGCGCATTACATTCGGCAGGACGCCGTAATCGAGGCCAGTTGCGCCGCATGCACCCGTACGCCACTGAGTCCCCATCGAATCCATGACGAGGAATGCCTTCCAGTTGTCCGGCCAGACTTCGAAAGTCTCGTCATAGTCGTCCGGAGATAGTCCGAATAACGCCAACTGTTCGGCCGAAACTGAAGGCTCGTATAGCGCACGAGCGGCGGCGGTTAGTTTCCCAGTCGAGCCTTCCCAAAGGCTTCGCTGTAGGCCTTAACCACTTCATCCGATACGCCGATGCAGCTCCTCACCAGAGCAGTGATCGACTCGTCGTTGAGCTCATCGTCGAAGCCCCACGACACGACCAAGTCCTTGATTTGATCAACGCCCTGCTCTACTTCGGCCGCGGTTACTTCGGAAAGGGAGGGCTGTGTACCCTTGAAGCGCTCGCCGATTGCCTCCGCCTTTTCCTTCCATGAGTCGAACAGCTCAGCCAGCGCCGTACGGTCGCGGTACTTGAACGTGAACGGCACCATTGCCGGCGTGCCGCCAACCTGCGGAATGGAAACATCAACGGTGAACGTCGGTTTCGGCGCAATGGAAAACTTTGCCATGAGGATTCCTTACGACAGGTAGCGAGTGATGGAGGCTTGCAGCGCCATGGAAACAGTCTTGGTCATCACGTTGTTGCGTGAGATCGCTGGCTGTTGCGAGAACGAGGTGTAAACGCCGTAATAGATCTTATCCACGCCAGGCAAATTCATGCGCGCGGCCTGAATGGCTTTCGAAAGGTCCGCGGCGTTCAAGACGGGCACATAGGGCAGAGTTGGGTCATCTGCGACGGTGATGGTCATGCTGGCGGCAGACTTGTCTGTCGGGATCTGGAAGCCTTGCGGAGCTTCAAGGAAGTTGATGTCCGTGTAGTTCTGTTCACCGCCGGCAGAAGCGAAGTCTGTGACCTGCGGGATTTGCACCCAGGTCAGAACTTTCTTCAGGCTGCCCACGCCGGAGCCGGCCGGATAGACCGTGGTGTCAGTGGTGTCAATCGACTCCAGGGTGATCGCGGTCGCAGTGGCAGTCTTCACTCGCACAACCTTGTTGTTCAGTGCGGTCCAAGCAGAAGCAGCGAGCACGATGTCGCCGGCCACAAGTGTGGCGCCGGTTACGGTGCAAATGGCTTCGGATGCATTAGACGTGGCGGAGACGACAAGCGGAGCGGCGTAGGTAGCGGCGTGCTCGATGGTCGCACCGTTAGGCAGTTTTACGGCCATGGGTATTCCTCTATGCAGAAATGACAAAACCCGCTCAATGGCGGGTTCTGGGTTTGCCCAATGGGCGGATTTGTTATTTGTTGCAGGGAGGCGCTTTAGGCGTCAACCGGAGGTCAGAAGTTGATGTAGATGCATGGCTCGGCATTCGGGTCGCCGGCCTTGGCGTCCTCATGTTCGCCGCAATGCCCAATTGGCCTGACGTTGGCGAGTATGTAGGTCCTCTCGACGCAATCAACGTCGGAGAATCCGTCCTCGTCGAAGCCTGGCGTGACCACTCTCAGGTCGCCATGTTCCTGCTTGAGACGCTCGAGCTTTGCAATCAGTTCGCTGATGTTCATGCGCACTCCTCTGATTCATTTGGTCCAGTATCGCCGATAACTCAGGCGGTGTCGGCCCGGTACTGGAACGAGACCGGCAAAGCCAAGGCGGTGTCTTCTTGCTGCCCAGGGCCCGGACTCACAGGCGTCATCACCTGAACGCTGAATCCTGTCTTGGTCAGTTGATCGTTTAGCGGGTACAGCACAGCCAATTCATCGGCCAATCCCTCTGCTGCCCCGGTGCCGCTACCGGAGGGTGTCACGATCGTGATTTGAAACACCCCGGTGTAAAGCCGATGGGCGCCAGCGAGGTCATTGCTGTTCGTACCTGCCGGCAGCAAGAAAGCCCGAAGGTAGGTCTCGTTCGCCGTCGGCGTGAAAGCAACGCTCTGGTAAGCGATGCGCAACGCAGGACTACGCGCGGCTGCCCATGCCTTCAATCGGCCCTCAAGCAAGGATCGGATGATTTTGTGGCTCATACCTGGTTGTTCCTGATGGCCTCCAGCACGATCTGCTGGAAGCGGGCCACGGTGATGCGGACCATGCCACCCGGTGCTTGGGTCGAATGCCCGAACTCGAGCGGGATGGCATACGGCAGGTTGTTGATGAGGTAGGCAGTCTGTCCGGCGGTGAAGTCGCTGACAGCCGAAACCAATGCAGCGATTGTTGCTTGCCCGCCCGGATCAACCTCGTCAAAGGTCACGCTCTCCACTACATCGATCGAGAGGTGCCAGTTGGCTCGGAACCGCCCGCCGACGTAGCCTTCAGGGGCAACGATATCCATGCCGTCGTTCAGCTTGCGCCCAGGCTTGAGCCGGTCCGCCTTTGTCAGGTTGGCCGGATCGCTGCGCAAATCGCTGTTGTGATCGTCCACGGCCTTGTTGTACTGACTTGCTACCGCGTTCTGCGCCCAGATCTCAGGGTTGCCCACCGGAGACATGCGGATGACGCTGCTACCGACCTCGATGATGATCTCGCGCAGACTGGCGTCGATAGCTTCAGTGGCCTGGGCCGCGAACTCGGCGAGGCTTAGTGCAAAGCTGCCGGACTGTCCGGCGCCCGCCCGGCTCACGATCGCACCTGCAGCTCGTACAGGATCGGCGTGCCGGCTGGGTTGATCTCTTTCAGTGGCGGGACGATTGACCAGGTGCGACCTTGGACAATGACCTTGTTCAGCAGGTCAGGCGCCCACGCCAAACCCTGCGCCGCGATCTTGAGTTTCTTGTCGCCCTGTTTGATGAGGCTGTTGTTCTGGAATTCTTGACCGGTGAAGTCGAGCAGGATGCCTTGGGCGGTCTGCTCGGTGATGGTGTCTGGCGGTGCGCTACCGGTGTCGGGGTCGTACTCGCCGACAGTGGTCGCCCGGATGGTCACAGGCTGGCCGAACTCTGTGATCATCTCCAGAGCCGTCACGGCCATTTCGTAGTAGAAGGTGGCCATGATTGCTCCAGCTCAGGTATCGGTTTATGACGCTGCTTCGAGATCCACTCCTGAGCGCAGGTATGCGATTCCCAGTGCGGGAATGAGCACA